GGTTCTGCGAAAGATACTGGCTGGTTCTTTACTTCGTCTTCTTCACGTTTAATCTCAAATCCGAATAACCGCATTATTCAATTCTCCTTACCGTGCCGTCTTTAATCATTTTCCTAAGTAAATACATAGAAATGTTTAAAGATTGTGTGGCATCTTTCATCGTGTAATATATTGCATTATTTATTTCAATTGCCTGCGCATTAGTATTATTAGCGCCTTGAGATCTTTTCTTTGCCTTTTCAGACATAATTTTTCTACTTTCATGAGAGTGCTGTTTGCCATAAAAATGGTTATATTCGCCAGCAAAATGTGGACGAGGACCTCTCGCATTTATAATAGATTTGCCTTTTTTTGCTTTTGCAATCTTTTCTTTTGTTTCATCAGTGTGTTTTAAATTATAATACTTTCCGTTATTTGTATGTCTATTATAGTAATTTGGATTTTTTCCAGCACTATCGGATTTAAGAATTGCAGTTTCAAATTTTGCCATTTCTGAATAATACCCAGATGCAATAATTTGTCTGCTAAAATCATCAGGGCGTTTCTTATATTCTTGTAGCATCAATTTACTCGAACACACATAGCCATCATGTTGGGATCCTTTATGAACCCCAACATAAAGCATGTTATTTTTATGATCAGTCCAACAATATAAGAAGCTATCCAACTAATACACCATACAAATTACGTTGTAGAATTACCAGTAATTCCGCCGGATACTCTCCAAAGATCATATTCAAATGTAACTTGGAATTCTTCGATTGTATCAGTTGAAGCCCAGCCTAATTCTATAGTAGATATCTGCGTTGGGAACAAGCCTTCAAAAGTATACTCTCTAAGAATGCTGCCGTCTTTTCCATACTGTGATACTTGAGCTTGCGCTTTGTAATCTGACGGAGCAGTTCTAAAGTTTGTTATGTGAGTATTAATCGCGTTAGACCAAGCTTCCATCGCATTGCGAATTGCAAAGTCTTCGTCGTTAATTACAGTAACGGCCCAAGATCCAAATGTTCTATCGCCTGCATATTTAATAAATCTACCAAAGTAAGGAACTGGTATTACGCCGGTTGTTGACTCTGGTATCGCAGCAGTTTTTATCATAAACGGAATTTTAAAATCCGCTGCGCCAAGTATTGGGTTTGTTATTTGGACTTGGAAGAGGGAGGCGCGTGCGCCACCCCCAACTAATTGTGATTTAAACTCGTTTATCGAAAATGCCATCTGTTATAACTCCTTGTATATCTTTATTTATTAAAGAGCCTGGCCTATAATTTCGTCAAACTCTACACCTGTTCTGGTAGCAATAAATGTAAGCTCGATGAAATTAATAGTTCTAGAAGGCTTAACGAATATATTGCCTCTAAATATGTTTCGGTCAACGACATCTGGAGTATTTACAGATGCATCTGATATAACTCTAAAGTCAATGATACCTCTTCTACCTTGAATGTCTCTGAGGAAAGGCTCAACTAGGTTTCTAAATTGTGTCTGAGTGAATTCATCGTTGAAGTCAAACAAGAAGCTTGCAGAAACAGTTGCGATTGCTTTTTCTAGAGTGATAAAGAGTCTACGAACGTTAATGCGAGTAAACGCGCTACCAGTTGCTGTGCCTAAACCGGTCTTATCACCGAATAGAAGAACACCTTGGCCAACTTGAGAAATAACTGGATTGACGTCACTTCCATAGAGTTGATCTCTCTGCTCTTTATTTGGATTGAAAGCAAGTTTCACAACGTTCTTTATAATGCCTCTCTTATATCCGGCTGGTGACTCCCACGGATCTATTCTTGAGCATAGACCTGCCATGTCGCCATTAAGTGGAATCCAGCGATAGACATCGTTATACTTGTCGTAACGATACTTATAACCAGAGTCCATAAAGAAGTAAGATGAATTCTGAACTTGATTTCTGAAAGCTATTACATTAGCCATCTTTTCTTGCGGATTAGCAGGAGCAACAACTTCTGAGTATGGTGGCGATATGAAAGCAACGCAATCTTTTCTTCTGTCTGCAATGTTAGAAACGATATAATTCGCAAGGTTTGCTGAATTTGCTTTACCTTGTAGAACGAATGCTATATCAATTTCCTGTGCATCTTTATATAGATCGTATCCAGCTGCAAGTCTTCCTAAGGTTATCAAGCTTTCGCCAGCACCGTCAAGGCCGCCAGCTAGATCTTCATATCCGCCAGCATTTGCCGAAAGATTAAGCGTGTCAGTGGTATCAGCTAGAATCCAAGCTGATTTATTTTCTATCACTGTTCCGTAATAGTTATTCGTTCCATCTGCCAATGTAGTATTAGGAGTTCTAGATACGTTTTCATAGACTTCTAAAATAGTACCAGCAGCGCCAGAAATAATTCCAGTTCTATCTTCTACTACTACGTGCATTGATCCTGCAACAGGAGGTCCTGCGAACAAGTAAGAGTATCCCCACATTCTTGTGTAGGTCAGATCCGAATACGACGTAGCAGAAAGAGAATATCTGTTTTTGAACGTAATTGTATATGTGTATACTAGAACATCATCGGCGGTGTTAGCAGTACCTTGGTTGTCTATCTCTGAAGTTACAACGACACTGTCAACTAAAAGACTCTGATAACCGATATCATCGTTACCAACTCTTAAGATGTCGTTTTCGCCTAACACTGATTCGAAATCGTCAGTTGTGATTAGAACAAATTCGTTAGTGTTAATCAAAATTTCATCTGTTGCACCTGTGTTTTCTAAAAGAAGTGGATCTGTTAGAACTTCGGTGTATTCAGCTGCACTTGTGACGTATCCTACTCTTAAAGCGTTTCCAAGAACTCCTGGATATTTAGCATTAAAGTATGTATCACCCGCAGTGTTTGCATCGATACTAGTAACTCTAGTGACATACAGTGCATTAGAATAAGATAGATAATCTGCTGCAACGAAGAATGTTTCAGCATTGCTATCAGTTGGCTTTCCAAACCTGGACACTAACTCACTTTCAGATGTAACTAGAATCTTTTCATTAGTTGGGCCCCAGCGAAACACCCCTGCAATTGCTGCAGGAGGAGTTGCGATTGCTGGAATACTTGCTGTAGCGTCGATCTCACGAATTGTAACGGATGGACTTACAGAAAAAACCATATTTTTCTCCTTTGTTATAGATAAGATTATTCAATACTTTTAAATCTTTATCTATTTATAATTTTTATGTTTTGAGATATACTTACCAGTTGTTACTAGAATAGTAGACGGTTTCTGGCTCTTCTCTACCATCATCAACAAATCCAAAAGGAAGAAGGTTCTCTTCTATTTGTTCTTCAGTTCTTTCTCTTAGTTTCGACAGAGTATTTATATCCGTCATGTCTTTAAAGTAATTCTGGTCAGTCAACCAAGCAAATATCACAAGGTTCATAACCATGTCATCATGAGAACCGGATTCTGCTTCGTAAGATCCGCCCTTTCTAGAGAATCGTTTTAATTCATTAATAGTATTAATATCTTTTACTAATAGCTGGTTCTGTTCAATTAAAAGTTTCAGCATAGAACAACCTACAGCCTTCACCGATTTAGTAGTTCTGATTCCCATATCAGTATTTCTACCGCTAAAGCCGCCTGAAACTCTCTTACCATTTCTTCCACCGTTCTCAGTTGAGAGAATACTTTCATAACCAAAATCCATATGAAGTGTGTCCGAAACCTGCCCACCTATATCGTTAATCTCAACCAGTATGCTTGCTTCATTATACATCTTTCCCATTCGATATATGATGGACGCAAAATCTACAGGACCAATAAGGTTATCCCTAAACACGCATACTTGTTCGTATGGCATTTTAGTTACATCAAAGATAGTAAACGTGGAGTAGTCCAAACCCTTACCTCTTGACACATCAACAGTCATAACATATACATGACCTTTTTCTGCTCTATTGAACTGACAGATACCTTCAGATTCTAAGATAGGAGTCGTGTCGTCAAGTTCCTTGAGTTTAGAGCCTGATATAAGGGTGCCAGAGCTGCCAACAAATTCGCAACAGTATTCCTGCTTAAACTTCTCGTCGTCAAAATCAAGGGCTTCTAGAGTCTCCTGCTTCCATTTCTCGCCTCTACCAGGTACGTCATTCCACATAACCTTAACATATTCATATCCGTTCTTTCCTTCTTCGGCTCCCTTACACGTCTTCCAAAAGTGGTTTAAACCGTTTGGTGTAGAGGTCATGAGAAGCTTAGTTTCCTCACCAGATGAAATGGTTGGATATACTGAAGCAAAGAATTCATCGTACCCCTCGATGAACGCGACCTCATCTAGATATAGAAACGCGATTGACTTACCACGAATGGCTGAAGACGACGTAGTGCCTGCGTAGATCTTACATCCGTTCTCAAGAGTTATGTTTCCTTTGTTCCATTCTTCAACTCCCTGCTGAAGCCACTGCGGAAGTGCTTCATATGCAAGCTGAATACGACTCAGAACTTCTCTGGCGGAGTCACCCTTGTTAGCAAGAATAGCAACCGTCTTAAACTCGTTGAATAGTATGTAATGAAGTATAACAGCGACTGCAGTTGTTGTCTTACCGGACTGACGGGCTGTTAGAACCGCTACCCTTCGATTGTTTGTTATCTTAGTTGCGATTTCTTCTTGATAAGGATACATGTCAAAAGGTATTAAACCTCTGTCGACGTGAACTATCTTAATGTATTTCTTTGCAAAATAAACTGGATCCTCTGCACATTTCATGTATTCTTGTATAAGTTCTGGATCCCATTGTATTTCAGTCCCACTCTTCTTAAGGTGCTGGTTGCCTAAATAACCTTCATTCATTATTAAGATTTATCCCCTTTTAACATTTTCAATAGATCAGCAGTAGACACAATCAAGTTATTGTTTGTAACATTCGTCTGAGCAGCTTCTTTAGGCGCATTCATTTCATCAACTGCATATTTCTTTTTCATAGACATATCAACAAAATCTTTGTTTGCATCAAGAAG